ACAACTGCTACAAAATAGACAAAAAAATAAGGCAAAGTCTAGCAACTGTGCCTGTATCACTTGTGGCAGTTTTGTGGTATAATCAGTACAACAAAACCAAGAACATAGTTTTAGGAGGAAACGACTATGGACGCAAAAACCATCCAGAATCTGGGTAAGCTGTACCGCTTGCTTGATGAGGCCTGCTCCAACCGCGTGAATCAGGCAGACCTTGACAACGCTACGAGGTTTCCCGTGCGTGGCGTGATGATGAAAATTACGCTGGCACATAAGCTCCACAAGATGACCCCGGAGCTTGACAACGCCTGCGCTTACGTCCTGAAGGATGTAGACCTTGAGGACGTGGATAACAGCTTTGCGCTCAAAGCATTGCCGTTGCAGCAGCAGGGTATATTCCAAATCGGATATATGTCACCCGATTATAAGACACTCGGCGTGTCTGCCGTAAAAATCAAAGCCGCTCGGGAAAACGCCGGGCTGACCATTCGTGCGCTGTCGGAGAAGACCGGGTTGTCTACCGCGACCATCCAACACGCAGAAGCCAGAAAACCTATCCGGATGACCACGCTCAAGAAAATTGCTGTGGCCTGCAACGTATCAGTAGAAGAGTTGCAAGGGTAAAAGAAAAGCGCCCACACGGAAAAATCCGCATGAGCGCTTAACTGTTAAGGGCCTCACATTGGAAGCAAAAATAAAATATCACGTTTTGACTTGCAAGACAAGAGTTTCGACAGAACTAGTGAGAATAAAACAAAATCCACCAGCCTAAAAGCTGATGGATTATAAGTGAGCGAGTAATCGCCCTGCCACCGAAGCAGCAAAATTGCGTCTCCCGCATGGTACGCACTGCAAGTAGGCGGGCGGGAGACTGGTCGGCGCCTATCTAGCAACCGCTTTTTTCATTCCCAGATAAAGCACTGGGCTAGCTGGCAAATATCCACCCTAATGCGCTTCTTCGAGAGGCCGGGTGGATTTGTTGAGATAATTATACCACAATTCGTGCAAAAAGAAAAGCGGCAAGCTCTGGAATAGCCTGCCGCTTTGTTGCGTTTGTAGAATCAGCCTTAAACATGCGTCCTACATACACTCAGCTCGTAAAAATATTATATCACACATCCAGCATTTTTTCAATGCTTTTCAGCCGGTAGCCTACCGCCGTCCGGCTGTAATGTGTCTGTGCTGCAATCTCCGGCAGCGGGAGCCGCTCAACGTACCGCAGTAAGGCTATCTTACGGTCTACCCTCCCAAGCGGTGCGCTTTTGATCGCGGCGGTCATCCGCTGTCTGTCAAGTCCTCGCAGCGCAGCGGGCAGCACTACGCGAGCCGCCGCCACAGGCAGCACCGAGCCAAAAAGGCTGCGGCAGCTGTCCGGCGTTGCGCACCATAGTGCCAAGCGCGGCAAACCGGTGACAAAACGTCACCAGTTTGTTGACGTTACCAAAATGGTGATGAGTTTGACTTTTGAGGCTGAAAAAGTTGAACTCATTCGTAAAAATGGCCTGTTTTAACCAATGCCGTGCGTACGTAGTGCTACTCATAGTCAAAACCTCACTGATTTTGCAAGGCCGCCTTCATGCGGTCAAAGAAAAACTGGATCACTCGCCCGATGGTCTCATCGGTAATGATCCACGAGATGAATCTGCCATACTTGCTGTTGTTCAGGGCCGCTCTCATCACCTTTGTCACCCACGCCTTGCGCTCTGCGCCGCGCTTTGTCCCCTGGATCTCCCGCTCCGCCCGCTCGATGAGGTCAAGCACCAGAGGCTTTACCGCTGCGCCATAGCCCAGCCGGATGCAGCCGAGGGCGTAAAAGATAAAGCCGCCCAGCATCAGCACTGCCGCCACCGGGGCAGGGATAAGGTCAAAAAGCTTAGTTGCCAGTGCTTCCATGATTGGTCACTCCTTTTAACAGATAGTTGTCGATGTCGGCGCGGCTCTTCTGCATCCCCTCGCGATTGTTGCCGGACAGCTGCGCGTCCAGCAGATTGCGCACCCCGTCGAGGGTCAGACGGCTTACCTCGTCGATTTCGTCAAAGCGGCGCTGGTCACGGGCAAGGGCTTGTGTGTGCTGAAGCTGGCCCTGCTCCAAGGTGCCGATGCGCTTGTCCATCTCATCCAGCCGCTTGTTCTGCACGTTGTCCGGCTCCTGCGCCTTTTTGATGTACTTGTGGATGATTTCCAGCACCTTGTCGATAGTGATGGCTGCAGCGCACAGGCTGCCCAGGATGCCCAGTACCCACAGCAAAGCTTCTTTTTCGGTCATTTGCCCTCCCGAAGACGGGTCAGACCCTTCTTTTCGATGATTCGGGGGTAGTTGACGGTGGTCACGTTGAGGTCTACGTTGCCCGTGATGCCCGGCACAGCGCCCTTGCTGGTGTGCTGGTGGGCGTTGTAGGCAAAATCGACCTTGGGTGCCTTGCCGGTGTAGTCGGCCAGCCAGACGTCATAAGGGCGCAGGGCCGCGCCACCCACATAGAGATGCGCCTTTGCAAAGCTGGTGTAGGTGTACAGCTGGGCATAAAAGCCCATCTGCTTTACCTCATGCAGGGCATAGGCGGTCAGGTCGGTCAGGCTCTGCCTGTCCAAGCCGCCCAGCCGGTTGTCCTCCACGTCCACCGCCACAGGCAGGGTCAGCTCCTTGCCCCGCAGCGCCTGCCGCAGAAGGGCAAGCTCTGCATCGGCCATGGCCTCGCTGGTGGCGTAGGTGTAGTAGTAGACGCCCACGTCCAGCCCGGCAGCCCGGGCGTTGCGGTAGTTGGTCTCAAAGGTGGGGTCGATGTACAGGCCGTCTGCCCGCTTGGAGAGCTTGCGGTTGGTGCTCACGGTCTTGAGCATTGCCCCCTTGTAGCCCGCCGCTGCCACCTGCGCCCAGTCGATAAGGCCCTGATACCGGCTCACGTCGATGTACCGGTAGGGCGGGTCGCCCTCCCAGCCGGTGACGGCCTCTGCCCAGGGGGGGTCGTGAGGCTCCGGTGCGGGCTTTGCCTCTTCGGCATCCTGCTCGTCCCCCGGACCAAAGATGGCCCGCACAAGCTTTTCCAGCAGCTCCAGCAGTTTATCCATTGTAGTAGTCCTCCCCCGTGATCTCCTTGTACTGTTCAGGGGTGATCTCCCCCTCGGCCACCCGCTTGGCCAGCTCCCGCTTGACCCCGGTGCGGCGGCTTGCGGGCATCTCTGCCCAGGTCTTAGTCCCTGCGACCAGTCTGTTTGCCCAGATTTTGTCCATTTTGATGTCCTCCTTATTTGTTGACGGCGGCATCCAGCTCGCACAGCGAGTCCTCGATAGTCGCCAGCCGCTCCTGTGATTCCATATCCTGCTCGCACAGGGCGTCCTCCATCTCTGCGGCAGTCTTTGCCAGCTGCTCCGCCACGGGTCCGGTCTTGTCGGTCATCCGGTAGTGGCGGTCGATCTCGTACCAGTCATAGCAGCGCCCCTCCGCGTCCTCCGCGCTGCGCAGCTTGCGGATGACCCGGAAACTGTCGGTGATGGTCTGGTCGGGATACTCCCGCTCAAGCTGGTGGTAGCCGGTCAGACCGGTGTGAGCGTCGCCGATGGTCTTGAGGACTTCAGCGCCGCCCTCTGTGCCAAAAACATAGTCCACGTCAGGTTCTCCTTTCTCCGATGCTCTCGGACGACGTGCTTCAGGTCGCGGACGACCCGCTCTCCCCGAAACAGCCATTGATAGAGATGATAATTGTTGCAGTGCCGGAGCTGTCCGAGGCGCGAGAGCAGACTTGCTGCCGCTCTGGGCGTGATGGGCCTCCCCTGCCGCCTGCGCTTGCGATACCGCGCCAGCGCCCGCTTGATGTGCAGCAGATTCCGCTTGCGGGGAATGGTGTACCCTCTGCCGTAGCGATAGCCTACGGCATCCGGCAGGCGGCCTTTGGTGCGCTCATAGCCACGCCGGGGCGGGAGCAGCGGCTCTTTGCGCTGCGGTTTTGCCACCGGGAACACCTGCCAGTCGCCCTTGAGCTTCAGATCGTGGGCGTTCAGCCAGTCCTCCACAAGAATGCGGAGCTTCCGCAGCTTGCGTTTGTTGGGACCGAATGCGGTCATGTTGTCCATGTACCGGGCGTAGTGTTTGCAATAGCCGCTCTCCCGGATGAGCCGGTCAAGGGGCTGTAAGACGGCGTTGGCGAACCACTGGGAAGTGTACGTCCCCAGCTTTACGCCGTCCCGGATGATGCGCCGGATGAGGTCGAGGACACGGCAGTCCTTGTAGAGCTGCCGCATCCGGGCCATGACGACTTCCGGGGTCAGGCTGTCGTAAAAGTGGCGGATGTCGCCACAAAACTCGTACTTCATCCCCTTGCGGTCGTACTTCATCCATCGCTGGATGGCGTTCTTTTCCCGGTGCGGCCCGCGCTCCCGGATGGAGCCGCAGCAGTAAAAATCCATTCCCCGCATCATCCTGGGCTGCAAGACCTGGATGAGGGCGTGGTGGACGTACTGGTCGGGCCACTGGGCCGGTTCGCTGATGGTGCGCCATTTCCGGGCATTGGCGTCCCATCGCTGGCTGACATGGGGCTTTTTCGGCTCAAAACCGCCGACGAGTATTCGCCGCAGGTCTTCCACCCGCTGCGCCTTGGTCTCCTCCACCCACGCCGTACAGGTGTTGGGCTTGTGGCCTCGATTCCAGTGGTGGGTGCGGTTCACTTCGTCGATGGCTCGCAACAAATTATCATCTGAGATTAACGTATCAAAGAGCTTTCCAGCTCTCTTCATTGGGATACCCTCCTTTTAGCTGTACGGACGTTCCAGCGCCCCTTGCGGGGTGTACTAGCCCGCTCCCAAAACGCCTATCTTCACCATGAGGTGTGCGGCTGTCTGTGCCAAGGATATGTGAGGTTGGAAATATCAAAAAAGGAAGCGGCAGCCGATGCTCCCGTTATAGTTCGACGCGCTGTCGTAGTAGACGTAGAACAAACCATAGTTGGAGTTGTGGCTATAGTTACCACCGACGTAGAGGCACGGGTTCGACGAGCTGAAGTTCCAGTTATCGCACGAGGCCCGAGAACAAAAAACACCGGCAATGCACAGACAGTCCCATATAAAGTTCAGCGCCTTACGGCGCAATCATCTGAGTGGGCTGCGGCCCCCTCAGACTCCCCCGTTGGGGAGTTCTTGGAGACGACAGCCGAGGTACCCGTAATAGTACGACGCGGCGTAGCAGCCGACGTAGAACATACCACAGTTGGCGAACCGGTTATAGCAACCGCCAACGAAGAGACAAGGGCTCGAGGAGCCGAAGCCCCAGTAATCGCACGAGTAAGTTTCGGAGTCACCGTTTGCAGCCGTAGGGATAAAGAGTGGGAACCCGCCGGTCGTCTTGACCGTAAAAGCGGACGGATAACCGTTAGAAGGGACGCCCACCGCCGTGCCGCCGCTGCTGTCGCTGAAGTTTGCGGGGTTGAGGATGATGTTCAGGCCGTCGCCGTTGTTGTAGCAGCCATCGCACCAGTCCAACACGTTATCCCACAGGCCCTCGATGTTGCGGTACTGCGTCCCGTAGCCATAGGCGGTGCGGCTGCTCTGGGTCGTACCGGTGTGGTACGGCATACTGTCGGTGTAGCCCATCGACTGCGGAGAGCTGTTGTTGCCGCATCCATAGCCGATTTTCGCCTGACTGTTCCAATCGGCAAACTCGACGATGTACAGCAGCCAGAGCGTAAACCGCATGGCAAAATCGCTCTGCCAGATGGTTGAGCCGAGATTGTGGATGCCGGAGCGGGCCGAAGAGCGGGTCATGTTCGCCCTGGGGCTGCCGGTGCCGCTCTTATAGGTGCCGTTGCAGTGGTATCTGCCGATGTACACCACGTCCCGCTCACCGTGACCGTCGCCTCTGTCCATGTGGGCGGGGCTGACGCTGTAGCCCTCCACCGCGCGGTCGGCGATCTGAATGCTCATGCCCCTGCCGTTTTGGGTCAGCTTGTACCAAAATTTCGGGATGCTGACCATCGTGCCGCCGGTGCGCTCGCTCTTTACCATGCCCGCCCAGGGCTGTAAGTTGTCAAAGGGACTGCCATAGCTGCTTGCGCCCGCGACGTAAGGCACCGGGTCGGTAAAGTCTGCCGCCTCGTCGGTGCGGCTCCACTTGGTGGTGCTGGTGCCGTCCCAGCTTGCGCCGTAGATGTGGGTGTATGCAAGTTCAAGGGGATAGTCCTTGTACTCGCTCACCTCCAAGCTGCCCTCGGCGGTCTCGTCGCCCAACGTGGCCGTTACCGTCCACGTGCCAGCGATGGGCAGATACAGCTTGATGCTGCCGCTCTCCGGCACCGTGCCGGAGACGGTCTTGTCCCCGCACTGGGCGGTGACGGTGCTGCCCGCCTTAACCGTGACGGTCAGGGTGTAGTAGGTCAGGGTAAGGGTCTTGGTGCGGCAATACTCCGCCTGCATTGTCTCCGTGGCCACGCCGGTGCCGAGCGTGGCGGTGACCTCCCACTCGCCGTCGTAAGGCAGGGCCGCAGAAAAGCTGCCGTCGGTGGCCGTGCCAGTTACCTTTTTGTCCCCGCTGACTGCGGTGACGGTGCTTCCCGCTTCCGTCTGCACCACCACCCGGGGCAGTACGATGCTGCCTACAGCCGCAGCGTCCGCAGCAGCGCCGGAGATGGTGAGGGTCTTGTCGGTCTCGATTTTGATAGCGTTGATGCGGTCGCCGGTGGCTTTGGCGTCTGCAGGCGCGCCCGAGATGGTAAGGGTGGGGTCGGTGCTCACTACAGCAGCCGCCTTGTCGGCGCTTTTTTTCGCTTCTTCTGCGGATGAGGCCGCAGCGTCTCTGCTTGCGGTTGCAGAGTTTGCGGCTAACTCAGCAGCGTCTTTTGCGGTTGACGCAACGGTTGCGGCGGCTTCTGCCTTTTCCTTTGCAATGTCGGCCCCTGCAACATCACTCAGAGTGTTGAGGGTGTCGGCGTTCATTGGAGTACCCTCGACAACAGGTTCATCATTACGAATCAAAGTGATGATTTCTGATGTGCCATCGGATTTTTTCATAGTCCAACGCCCGGGATATTTTGCTTTTCGGTCAACAAAATGCATAATAGGGTTCACCTCCGCATATTGTATCTGAACAATAAAGTAAATGGTCCTTTGCCATCGCTTCAATGTCAGATAAAACTTTTTCTATCTGGTTGATAACCGCAAAATGATAACTCAGCGCCTCGGGAACTCCCGGGGTAGAACTTTTGCCGCTGCATTTGAAACGAATGGCTTTCACGTTATCAATCCACCGAGTGGCATCCGCAATGGTCAGATAATCATTGATTGTCCAACCAGCTTCCACAGGCACGGTTAAACCGATTGTTCCTGAAAAAATAAGCTTGCTGTCGTCGCCGTAATAAGCGCTTCCATTTGTAATGTTGACGTAGTCGTTTGCGACGACCCATGAGGGCTCGACAGAGGGCGGGTAGAAGTTGTTGGAGGCGGCGAAATAGAGCTGGTATTCGACGCCCTTTTCCAGCGCGAAATCGCCCATATCCAACACCACGTCGTTGTAGCCGCGGACAATGTCGGTGAACTTGTCCACTAGGGCGGTCGTGGAGCCGTACTTGCGCAGGACGGTGCGCATCGTACCCGGCACATAGCCCTTGACGCGGAATTCCAGCGAGCGGAGCCGCAGGCCCGCTTTCTTGGCAGTCAGCGGCATAAAGAACTCGTACTTGGCGGGATAAGTGTCCCACGCAGGAATGTCGCCGCTTTCATTTTTCGCAGTAACAACTTGAATGTTTTGCTGTACAATCCTTGCAGAATAAGGTGCGCCAACGATACCAGCAAGCTCTTTCATGCCGCTTTCAATGCGGTTGTAATCGGTGTAGCTGAGCGCACCTTTCATTCCAGAAGCCCATTCTTGCTGCTCCTCTTCTGTCCATGTGCCGGTTCTTGCCTTTGCGGTCAGCTCTTTGACCCGGTCAACATCAGCTTGCGTTCGGTCTGTAATCCACGTTGCCATATTTCACCTCTTAAAAAATCAGTTTGCCGTCAGCGTCAATAGCGAGAGACTTTGGGACGGTAAATGCAGGGTGAACAACATTATCGTACTTACGAGGGGTTTCATCATTGGTGGCGTAGGAAATTGTCTCTGCATTGGTATTCACTTGTAACGTAGAATCATACACGGCGTATGCATTTACAAGTTTGCTGACCAACAGAGGCCGCCAGTACTTGTTGGCGCTTGAACTTGTGCCAGCAATATCACGAAGCATCTGAAGCGAGTACAGGTAAGGAGTTCTCGTCCAAATAGATCGTCCTCTGCTGGAGCCCTCCATGTCAGAGGCAAGCATCGTTTTCAGGATTCCAGATGCATTTTGCAGGGGAGTGCCCTCGTTGTGCTTATAGCTCGGGCTGCTAGTTGTCCAATTCGGAGCATCAGAGCCTTCCGTGTCGTATCCAAACTCGTGGTGAGAAAGCAGAAAAATGCTTTTTGCCATCGTAGTCACTTTGCTACTGCCAGAATTGCAATAAGAGTCAGAAAAACCGGGAGTATAATAGATAGTCGTCTTGTCGATAGCTTGCTTCTGGGCGGAGCTGAACGAGTTGAAGTACTCTCCGTTGAGCCAGCTGTTTACGCTGCTGCTGGCGTAAGTAGACCATGTAGAGCTCCAAGCCATGATAGCCGCGTAGTGTTTTCGAACCAGAAGAGTTCGCCCGACTCCATTCAGCTCGCTTTCGTAGTCATGTTTTGCAACGATGAACTCGGCCACGTTGCCGCCCTCATTCATAAGAACGGTGCTGCCTTCCGCAACATCAAACAGATTGTACGACGCCGTAGCGAAGGAACATTCTGCGGAGACGCCGCCTGCTGAAGCTGTGACAACAGCCTTGCCCGGAGAGTTCCACTTGACTTGGCAGGTGGATTTTCCTTCTGCATTCGTCAGAACGTGAAGGGAGACGATTCCTTCGGGAGAAGCTGCCCAGTTGATTTTAGGAGAGTCAATAGAAGCAGGGGAGAGGGTAGCAGACAAAATAACGGACTCGCCCCATCCAAGCTGTTCGCTGGTATGGTCAAGAGACATAGCCTGAGCATCTGCCATCATGTACCCCTCTACAGTACCTTTGAAACACCCATTGAAAGTGTACTTTACATTGGTTGCCAGCAAGACAGCATCGTAATTGAACTGATGGTGAATCTTTACCATATCAAGAGCATCAATAGTAGGGCTTGCCCGATATGTGAGAGAAGCCTTGCGGCGGTTGGAAAGGACTCCATAAGACTCTGTAAGGGCATTCCTGGATTTTGCAAGAATGTCCTTTGTGAGCATAACATTGCTCAGAGTCTGGCTCACGCCTTTGCCCGAAGGGCTTTCGGGATAAGCGTAGGTAACGCCACCTGCGGTGGTCACCACGTTGAGCATATTTTGAGCAAAGGTGATTTCCGGCCAAGAATAATTGTTCAGTACTGGAATGTCCAACACGGGATTGGAGGTATCGGCTCCGTAGACTCTGTTAATTTTTATCACGCCATCACGAGTCTGGTACAAAGCCATTCCAGCAGCGTTTGCCGCAAGCTGCAAAATATCGGAATTGTGATAAGTAGACTCATCGCTTGTAATGTCGGTGGAGTAATCTTTCAGCTCATCCGAAATATCGAAAGTAATTTCATCCGCCTCCAACAGTTCCAAAGCATCGTAGCACATCTCATAGAGCGTGCCGTATTTTCTTCCGGTGTACTTCGTGCTGGATAGATACAGGAAAGCGTCTCGCGCCTGAAAGGACGCCTCAATACTGTTGGCAGGGACGCTCCACTCCGACAGGAAGAACATTCCTCCGCTCACCCATTCAGTCTTTCCGTCAACATCCATTCCATAACGAACGGTGACAGGCTGGCGCTCATAGATGTACTTGTAAATCCCTTGAGGGTTTACGGAGTCCCATGTGCGGTCACTGTTGTCTAAACTAAAGGAAATCGACTCCTGAGAAAGCTGCCCGGAGATAGGGTCTCTTGCAGAAGAATGGCTATAGGACAAGATTTTGGTCTTGTCAAACACCAGATACCTTCCGATTTTCACTTGCTCGACCCTTACTCTTCGGTCAGGGAGACACCACTTTAGAACTTCAATCTCTACGGCATCAAACCCTGAAAGTTCAGCCTCAACATCAGAACGGACCGATTTGTTTCCATTCACGGTCACGGTTTTTAGCTTACTAGTTCCAAGGTATGTGCTGACCGAAAAATCCGTAGCGTACTCCCCAAATACTGTAGACCAGCAAATCGAAACGCCGGGAATCGAAGATTTGTTTTCGCTCGGAAGCTCAAGCCGAATAACAGGGTGACTTGAATCGTCAAAAATATTAGCGCTCAAAAACCCGGTGGCTTCATACGGAGCGGAAGAAGGAACGATACCGCAGCTTCCATCAAGTACGGTAAGGTTAAGTTCCCCTGTAGAATACCTCGAGATGGATGCGTTATCCGAAAGAGCAATGTCGTGAAAGGTAGAGAACGGGGCTGCCGGTGACGTGACAACGGTTGCCTTTTTATTGATGCCAGGCTCGGTGATTCCGCACGTAATCTCCACAAAAGCCTCAGGGACAAGGGTTTCGTTGAACTTTTCTTTCCACTTATCGGAGACTTCAACCATACATCATACCTCCACCAGCGATAATTTGCATCCAGTCCAGCCCATGACATTTCCGCTGGTCGGGCTTCTGCGCCACATCCCACCCGTCCGGTCAGAAACGTACATCTGCCGGGTAGTATAGGATGCCGTCGTTTGATTGTAGAATCGAACGGAACAATAGAAGTTCGTGGTAAACAGGCTCAGTACGTCAGCCCACTGTCGTGCGGTGAGATAGTTCCAAGAAAGTGACACCTTGGCCACATCATGCCGGATGACAGCGCCAACAGCCTTGCCTTGAACATTTCGCCCGGAGTTCACAATGGTGCTTGTAGTTCCTTCGTATGAAGACGGCTCAGGCAGTTCCACGCCGTTGACCGTGACCAGAGCAGGGATATTTGCCATGCGTCATCTTCCTTTCATCAGTAAGAGTAGACCTCAGTTCCCATGATAGGGATGCCGCGGTCTTTTTGGGTCTTTTCGACAGAAGAGGTGAGCTGTCTGCCATCAAGGTAGACTTTGACCTCTTGACCGTTCAGCAATTCTTCGCCATAACGCTGCATTATATCGAGAAATGCGTTATAGCAGCCATTGTACACAGCATCTCTCATCTCTTCGGAGTTTCCACTTGCGGCAGAATAGGTGCCACTATACGAACCAGACCCATAGGTAGAATCATAACTGGATGTGCCAGCATACTGAGAGCTGTCGCTATAGTTAGAACGGCTGATACTGCCAATAATGCCTGCGATAGCAGCGGCAATCGCCACGCCACCGGCAACCATTGCAAAGCCGGTAGGAATACCAAGCACGGACAACGTGCCGCCGATTGCTTCCAGCATGGCGGTAAAAGCGCCACCAATCGTAGTAATCAAACCAGCTACACCAGCAAGCATCTTCGGGAACTGGCTCAGTAATCCGCCAGACAAGCCTTTACTGATTGCAAGCGCTGCGGTCGAGAGCGGAGTCTTCGATTTAGTGAACACGCTGGTAATGTTCTCGACCATCTTTGCCGTATTTTGTGTGGCAGCGCCAAAATTCTGAGTCAGTGTGCTCACCAGATTTTTGCCAATGGTAGCGGCTGTATTCAGCAGGGAAGAAGCTTGGCTTTTCAATTCTTTGCTCAGTCTGCCAAGCAAATCGCTTGCAACGGACTTGACGCGTTTACGCTGCTCATCGCCCATAGCGCCCCAGATGGAAGCAGCAATAGTAGTGCCGACTGTTTTCCAGTCGCCACTCTGCGCGGCCTGAATGAAAGTTTGCACCGTACCGAAGAAGTTGGTTTTGAGGTTGTTATCGAGTTCGGCCCACTTAGAGTCTAGCCCGGAAATGATGCTGTTGACGTAGCTTGCGCCGCAGTCAATGCCATAGTTCGCCATCTCTTCGCCCTTGAGCTTAGTGGCGTCTACGAGTTTATTCATAGCATTGTTGACGTAACTGAGGGAGCCAGTGATACCGTTGGCAAGGCCCTGAACGACATAAGCGCCGATTCGGTGAAACACTTGCGAAGGAGAATGAATCTCAAGTGCATCTTTGAAGCCATTGACAAAACCATCAGTGAAACTTTTAATACCATTTGTAACGGTACTCCATGCGTCTTTTAGGCCGCTGATTAGGCCATCCCAGATGAATTTGCCAAGTTTTCTCAATTCGTCAGGAAGCTTTTTGAACTCGCCGACAATAGACGAAATGATTTTTGGAACTTCAATAACAACGGAAGCTATCATGCGCTCCCGCCATTTAGAAATAACGTCAAGAGCTTTGAGAATTGCAGTCCAAATATTCCCCGGCAGTTCTTCAAAAAACTTAACAACAAACGAAACGATTTTTGGAACTTCGGTTGTTACAGTAACGATCATGTTTCCGACCCACTCCCCGATTTTGCCGACGGCAAAGCCAAGGGCATAGCCGATTTTTTCAGGAAGAGAGCTGAACCACTCGCCAATGCTACTTACGATGTTTCCAACCTTTTCAGGCAGAGAAGTCATAAAGTCAATGACAGCGTTCCACTTAGTGACAATGATTTGTTTGATGGCATCGATACGCTGCTCAAAAACATTTTCGACATAATGCATTTTAATGTCGGCTTCTTCGGCAGCATCTGTTTTTTCGCCGCTCTCTTTAGCGCCCCATTTGATACCAGCCCAGTGAAGAACAAGGCCAATACCGACACCAGCAGCGGCAACGGCCCCAGCAACAGGAAGGCTTGCACCAACAAGTAATGCAACGCCAGCACCAGCAGCACCGCCAAAAATCCCCATCAGAGCAGTGATGATGGTGTCAAGAACGGGAAATTCTTTCAGCTTTTCACCAAGCGAGAATGTAATTCCCGCAAAGGTAATAAGACCTGCAAGACCGATAGAAAGCGTTGCGGCTGTACCAGCGGCTGCTCCAAGATTGGTGAGCAGTGTGATACCAGTAATAGAACCGAATGCCGTTGTTAAAGCAGCCTGAATCCATGTGCTTGCATCGCCAAGATTGGCTTCGCCAGTACCAAGTGCATAAGTAAGACCTGCAAGGCTCGCCACAAAAGCGATGCCCATGCCAAGCGTAACGCCATCCGCGCCCATTGTGCGCCAAAGAACAAAAGAGCCAAACGCAGCAGACACCGCTTCGCCTAAAAGCTCAAGAAGATTTCCACTAGATGCGTAGCCTTTTGCAAAACTGAATACTAACGATGCTTCGACAACAACTGTTGCAATCGAAAGAGCCAACTTTTGCAAATCCGTCATTTTAGAAATTGCTGTTGCAATGTCCGTCAAGAAATTGGTGATTTTCCACAACGCGAGTGCAGCAGAAATAGCGCCAATAACCGGCAGCATATCTTTGATTTTCTGCTTTATAGCGTCAATCTGCTTTGCAAACTCTTCATTGTACTGCTTGAACATATCGTAGCCGGACAGGTCTACATCGCCCAAAATGTTGCCAGCAGATGCACCGCTGCCAGAACCAGAGCTTCCCTGCGTTGGGTCAATGATGTTGAGCTCATCAAAGCCCATCGTGTAGTCCTTCAAGGCCTTGGCAGCTTTCTTTGTGGAATCAGCAGTGTCATCCATTGCATCGCCAATGCCACCAACGCTGTCAGCGCTCTTGGTAAAATCAGTGAACACAACCTTTACGCCCATCAGCTTTGCCACCCACTCAACAAACTCTCGAATGAGCTGCACAGCGGCAATCAGCGGGGGAAGAATGGATTTCAGGGCAGGGTAAAGCAGAGAGCCAACAGACTTCGCCAGCATATCCAACTGCGTTTTCAGAATCTTGATCTGGTTGGCGGGGCTTTGAATGGTCTGCGCAAGATTGCCCTGCACATTGGCGGTTTGCTTCATAATGGCAATGTAACGCAGAACTGCTTTATCTGCCTGAGACAGGCTAGAGACTTGCTTGTTAAAGCCTAGGGCAAGAAGTTCCTGCTGTAACCGCGCCTGAGACAAGTCAACACCAAGACGGCGAATAGGTTCAATCTCGCCAGAGATAGCAGAGGACATTGCGGTAAAGGTTTCGGCAACATCCTTGTTCCAATAGGAGCCTTCGTCATAGGCAAGCTGAGTCAGGTTCTTAGACAGAACGTATGCTTTGTCGCTGGCCAGACCGAACGAAGTACCAAGGCTCTGAATAGTAGCCATGTAGGTCATCGCTTTGGTCGGGTCAACTCCAAGCAGGCCTTGCATCTTGCTAATGAGCGTATCTGCTTCACCGCTCAAATTGCCCATAGCATTATGAAACAGGTCTGTCGCTTCGTAAAAGTCATTGAACTTCGCAACAGCTTTGCCAAGATACTCAGCAATAGCTTTCAGCGAAACCAGCTTTTTCGCAGACAGCATGAAACCATTTAGCTGGGCGGAAAGGCTCATGTAGCTTTTTTTCTGCCGTTCGTTGGCGGCAGTCACACGATTTGCCTGCGTGACCACTTTGCTCAACTGTGGCGGCAGCTTTGCAAAGGCATTGCCCACCTTGTCGAGCTGAGATGCGAGGGGAGTAAGGGCGGCGGAAATCTTCTGACAAGAACTTGCAAAAGAATCAAGGTCGGTGGCTTTCAGCTTGTCGGTCAGGCCAGGGATTTTCCCAATGGCATTGACAGCACTGCCGATTGCTTTTAAGCCGGAAGCATTCAGAATGGACAGAGGAGCCATTGCGTTTGTCAGTTCAGTAATGCTGCCGGACATGGAGTAGAAGTCCACACCGTTCAAGCCGGAGACTGCCGCAGGAATCTTCTTGATTGCATTCACGACCGTATTGATGCTCTTTGCGCTTGCGGTCGTGTTGACGTTGGAAAGTCCATTCAGAAAGCTGGTAATTTTGTCCAGCCCAGACATTCCAGCGGATGCCTGTTTCAGCGTTGCAATAGAACTAGCCAGCTTGTCAAGGCTGTTCACAACCTTTGTGACGTTGCCTTTCGTCCGCAAATTAGAAATGGCGGTAGCGAGCTTGTCGATATTAAGCTCTGCGCCCTGCGATTCCGCAGAAATTTCTACGGATAAGCTCGTAATATCAACATCAGCCATCACTACCACCATCCTTTTGCTCCATCATGGAGAACATCATGCGTTTGATTCGCTCCTGTGCTTCCGCAGCACGTTGGTATTCATACTCTTCCTTCTCCTTTTGAGTAAGGGGAATCGGTCTATCCATGTACTTAATGGGTTTAGACCCTTTCTTTCGGAACATATTGCCAACCGTAGAGGAAAGCGCAGATGCCATGTAAAAACCGTTTCTCCATGCTTCTGCATTAGCTCTGCGCTCCCGTAGCTCTTCTGCGTCACGGTAGACCTTCGCCAGCCAGACATCGCCGTACCAGAACTGGTCGTATGTCATGCCGATGGAGATGTAATAGGCTTCTACATCATGGAACAGCTTGGAGAAGGAGAATGGCTCTCCCTCTCCGTCTGATTCCTGAGATTGTGCGGTTACACAATCTCCCACGTTGCGTTTTTTGCGGTCTTGTCCTCGGTATCAGTTGCCAGCAGAGACTTAGAAGCGTCCATGAACATCTCAAGCAGCGCAGCCATCAGCTCTTCCTTCTCGTCGATGTGGGCAAACATTTCGTCCACGACTTTACGCTTGATGCCACGATTCCGGGCGATAAACGCGCCGTAGAACAGGGCGCGGGAGTTGGACAGCAGGTTGGTCATCTGGGTGTACTGGCCAATCTGAAAGCCTGCACGTTCGGTAGCTTCAACGCTGTCACGGGTGAAAGTCAGCTCATAAGTGTTCTTGCCATCGGGGGAATGAAAATTGATAACCTTTGCAGCCATAATAAATGCTCTCCTTTATAAATAGGGGCAGAACCAAATCCGATGTTCAGTTCTGCCCGGTTTGATTGATTCGATTTTTGCGGTTTAGCCGCCATTGACAGTCAGGGTCTCGCTGAACTCAGGCTTCTTGGTGAAGATGCAGTTGATGGTCATTTCCACAACCTCGTCCACGCCAAAGCCGGACAGACCAACCTGATGCATACCCTGCCAAGTGAAGCCGGAGCCGTCCTGCATCTTCAGGGCGTAATACTTCACGGTGTTGCTCTCGGAAGTCTCATCGTAGCCAGCTTCCTTGACTTTCTTGTAGTCAGTCTTGTTGTAGTTGGCAGTAAAGGACTTGGTGTCACTCTGGATAATGCCGAAGATGTTGACCTGCATAGGGTCAGACAGAGTGGTTGCATCCAGAAGGTTCGGCTCGGAGATCAGGTCAGGCACATCCTTGATGTCGCACAGCTTCGTCAGGGCGGTTGCGCTGTCGCCACAATACAGGGTGGTATTCAGACCGGAGATAGCAGTACTCATAGAATGTTTACCTCCTTAGTTTCGGTAAATCATTCCGTCCTCTCCGATTGTTGCCCCATAGCTGCAATCAATCCGATAGACGGAATTGTTGTACAGCCCATTCAACGGGGCAAACGATTTTCGATAGAAATTGAGCGGTTCCAATACAGAATCCACAATGTCCACAATGGAGCGTGCTTCTGCAATGCGCCCGGTGTTCTTGTTAGAGTAGACCCGCACACGCAGAGAAACGGCAGCGTACTTGCTGTGTCCGGCAGAATCAATGTGTACAGGCAGATTGCTGTTTTCCTCTATCTGCACACACGGAAACTTCTTGACGTTGCTGTCATTGATTTCACCGGTGACGAAGATGCCGGGGACTTGCTTTCGCAGCTCCTTAGCAACAACCGTGAAGATAGAATTGAAATAATCAATCAACTATTCCAAACCTCCCTCCACGTTGCTTCGACTTGAGAAGCCATTTCCTCAACAGCCCCCCACATAGCCATAGCTGGCTCGTTGCCATCGGTGTAATTCAACTGCCCCTTGCCGGGAACAGTATCCACATAGGTTCCGGCATTACCGGGGTCACCGTAGTAGTACCAACGTCTGCCAGCACCCTTGCCTTGACCGTAGGAGCCATGTGCACCAACACCAGGCGGTAGTTCGCCACCATATCCGTTGTGATGTGCGCCAGTGCCAAACTCGATAAAGGCAACTGCCTTGCCCTCTGCAATGATGGTGCAGGTGTTCCCGTTTTGCTCAACACGGCAAGAGACATCGTTGTTACCGGCATATTCTGCATTGGCAAAGCGAACTTTCGCCACATCAAGCCCTTTGTCAGCCAACGCCTTTGCAAACTCCTGCGCCTTTTTGTTCAGGGTGGTCTTGTACTCCTGTATCTGACGTTCCGCATCACGAAGTCCGGCATCGCTCAGCCTCACTTTAATTTTCACTTGCAGCCACCTCTTTCAGCGCATACAGCGTGTCTGTAATATGCTCTGCGACCTTGACCACAGTGTAATTGAAGGGCTTTGAAACGTCCGTTTGAAACCAGACGTGTGTACCTTCGTAAAGCGGTGTGTTGCGCTTTTTGCTCGACGAACTGACAACGTAGCTGTAATCCGTGAACGCTCCAAAAGGGTTTGCTTCCGCAGAACCAGTAGGCGGGCTGACATTCAGCATCAGCTTTGCGGGGTCGCTCCACGATTCGTATGCGGATTCGCCAGTCTCATTTCCCCACTCGTCCACAACAGGCGTTTTCTCGCCGATAGGGTTTGAATACCAAAGCGGGCGCTTGTCCAGAGGGCTTCCATTGAACATCAGCCGATAACACCTACTCTCGGAACGACTTCGTTCAGCAGGGACTGCGCTACATCGGACGATTCCCACACACGAGTAATGCCATTATTGGTATAGCTCGTCTGTCCGTTTGCGCCGATGTGGTTGTACAGTTCCGCTGCAATGCGTATCTGCAACGACTGATACTGCAAAGGCAGCTCGTCCGGTCTGTTGCCGAAGGGGTAGCCCTGTGCAAATATCTTGTCTTTGGCGAAATCAAGCAGCAGGTCGAAGAGTGGGTAGTCCTCGTCCGTGACTTCACGGTCAAGTGCAGGAGCAATGTACTGTCCCAGCTTGACTGCCGCTTCAGAATACTGGTCTCCCATGCCGCTTTCCTCCTTTCGCCTTAGTAAGCCTTGATGCAGTACACAGCGTCCATGCGCTCAAAGGACGGCAGGACGATTTCAGAAGCATAGACGTTGGCGTTGACCGGATGAACGGTCAGCTCGGTGGTGATGGCAACGCCGGTGTTCACGATGGACACGGATGCACCAGACTGGCCAGACAGCAGGTCGGCTTCCTCAGGAGTAGTGCCGTACCAGACATTGCCCAGCGCGCCAGCAGGGGTGATAACCACCATGCCGTCAGGCAGATACTTCTCGCTTGCACTGTACTGGTCTGCCTTGAACATCTTGTCGTACAGATGAATCTTCAGACCGGTTGCAGATTCGATAATCTGCCGTGCTTCAGCGTCCAGCAGAACGGCGTTTGCCTTTGCGGTGACGGTCATGAACCGGTTCTTCACCTCATCCGCAGCAATCATGTTGCGGAAGGTAGAGGTGTTCATGTACACCTCAGTCACGACTTCGCCCACGCTTGCCAGAATAGCGTCCTTTGCGGCGTTCAGGTCTGCAATGGGAGTTGCGGTGGTGACGTTCCACTTAGACTTTGCGACGGAGACTTCCTTGTAGTTGGTGGACTTCCAAGTGCCGTCCGGGTCGTAGTTGTAGGTGTAGTTCACGCCGTTTGCCTTGATGGTAATGCCGGGAACGCCATTGGTGGGAGCCAGCAGCTGCCAGATCATGCGCTCAGGAACGATACGTGCGCCAGTGATAAGCTGTGCGGTGTCATCGTACAGGCGATTCATCACGTCACGGGCATAGGGGTCGTTGCTGTCCAGGACACGAAGGATTTCCTGACGGTCTTTCTCACCCAGATGGTAGCCCTCACGGAAGAACGGCATCTCGGTCTCATCGAACTTGAAACCCTCACGGGTGCGGAACGTAGCCTTTGCGTCAAATGCGCTGGGCATTAGAGAAACACCAACGCCCTTGTGACCACGCAGCCACTTCAGGTCGAGACCAGCCTTCTTCTTTGCGGGGAACAGTGCGTCAGATGCAAAGGGCATCGCATTGGTGGGGTCGTTCGTCCAATAGGCGGCAATCGCAGCCGGGGCAAAGACTTCCTTAAGATTCAGTGCCATGTTGTTTTACCTCCTATTAAGCGTTTACGCTGATGTTGTCACGGCAGAAGATGCCGGGAACGGCAGTCTTGAGTGCCTTGATTGCGTCAGCATCAAAGGTGAAGCTGGAACTTGCCGCTGCCTTCTTGGTGTCGATAACACCACGAATCAGCAGGGAAGCATTGGGGTTCTCTGCCGGGTCAACGTCATACAGCAGGATACCGTCAGCGTTGATGGTCTTTGCGCCAGTATCGCCGGTAACGGTAGCTTTCTTGCCAGCCAGCGTCATGGGATAGCCAGCCTTAACCGCAGCAGCTTCGGTCACGGTAAAGGGAATGGCAGTGTAGTCATTGGAAGCAAGGATGGTATCGTTGATTCCGTTGACCGTGTTTCGGGTAAACTTCATGTTTTCCTCCTTGTTAATGGAAAGCACTCATTGCGTCACTCGATGCCTTAGAAGTATTTGCGTTCTGCTGTGCAAGGCTCTTGGCAAACGCCACGCCCTCACTGTCAGAGCCGCCCTTGCCATCCGCACCCGGAGGCGTGGGCATATCCTTCAGCAGAGAAGCCTTGTATGCGGTGTCGTGGGCGGTCATAAACTCAGACTGGAACTTAAACACCTTGTCCATGTCGCCGTCAGCCAGTGCAGATGCAGCCTTGCCAGCCAGTTCAGCGTCATAACCCTGCGCAACGAACTTTTCACGGTAAGATGCAAGGGTTTTTTCCTTGACGAGTTTTTCCTTGTCGGCAGTCAGGGCTTCAATCTGCTTCTGCATCTCTGCCAGCTTGTCAGCCTGTTCCTGTGCGGCATTCTCGTCATCGGTACGCTTTGCCTTGAGCTGCTTTTTGTACTCAGCAGCTTCGCCGTTGGCTTTCGTCACGGCGTTGCGCAACTTCTCGACCTCTGCGCTAGGGTCTGCAACCTTTTCAAGCGCAGAAATGATTTCATCGGAGGTCATGCCCTCTTTGTAGGCATCACCAAGTAACGCTTTGTAGTTCATATTGTTAATTTCCTCCTGCGTTTTTTTACCGTTGCTTCCCTGCAACGCTGCGAAATTTGTATCCCGGCTTCCCTGCCGGAATATATCAGCCCGCTAATGCGGATTGATTTTTAATCGATTAGTTCCCCTGCGCCGTTGTAGACCAGTTCTTCTTTCGCAACATCAAGAGCGGCGAAAACGGTCGGAACAAGATAAACTGGAACGCCATACAACTTTGCAGCATCAATTTCTACAGTACAGCCGTTATACTGAAAGGCGTTATCGCCGCAAATGCCGATAAAATAATCAGCCTGTGCGAGAAGTTCGATGCTCTTTCCAAGATACCAAAGCCCTTCAGTTCTGCACTTAGGCGGGTTATCTTCGATATAGGTCGGGATAACCTCAAGGCTTTCACCGTACACTGCTTCGGCAATCTTATGCAAACGGTCAAACGTCATCCGAATATTTTCTTCCGACCGATTCTTCATCGGGCAGGAAATAAACAGCTTCTTCATTTTTGATCTCCTTCCTTTGCATTAGTCTGTTCACCAACCATTTTGCCGTTGTTGGCAATATGGTCAGTCGGCTGTTCCTGCGGCTTCGGTGCTTTCCCATTCTCGCCCAGCTTGCCAGCGGCAATCAGGAAGGGCTTGCTCATTTCGTAAGCAGCCTGCGGGTCAGGGAACAGGCCGGGCGTTGTGAACGCCAACTGCGGGTCAATGCTCTGGTTAAGCATCTGTGCGAAAATCTGAACCTTGCTCTGTTGGTTGTCGTACTGACGGCGTGGCAGCTTGATGTTGATGTCACTTGCCATCAGCTTAGAACCAGCCGTGTCACGCAGGATTTTCAGCATCACAGACAGGCTTTGGCGTTCCGAGAACTTGAACATATTCTCGTACTGCTGCGCCCTTGCTTCTGTGTGATTCCAGCCGTTACGAACAATAACTGCGCCCACATTGTCGGACGTTGCGTTCTCGCTACCAGTGGCACTAGGCATGGCAGTCAGACTACGGTACACGTTCAACATAGAATCAAGCAAGGTCTGGCTCTGCTGCTGGTCAAGTTCGTTTGCAATCTGCGAAACAGATGCAGGCAGACCAGAAGTGGACTTCAGACACATTGCGCCCAGTTCTTTGACCTGATCGAGCGCATCCTTGTCCACAAGGCAGTTCGTAAACACCATGATGGACTGGATGAACTGCGCTACACCGTCCAGACGGTTGCTTTCAAGGTCGTTGATAGCGTCCAGAACAGGGATAGCCGGTTCAAACAGACCCATCCGCTCCGGGTTCAGCTTGTATTCGACCATCGGTAACATTCCGAGAGAATGATTCTCTGATTTTGTAATCTTGCCGTTGTCGATTTCAAAGTACTGGTTTGGCGTGTACACGCAAATCAAGTCGTTCAAGTCGTTTTGATAATTGCGTGGGATGTGCAGCACGTTGGCAATGGGCTTGTGCCCGATGCCGGAGTTGTAAATCACATACGCCATATCCGGGTCGGGAACGTCCACCAGCAGGGGTGTTTCGTCCGGGTAGTTGCCGTTGTACCCCTTGTCAGGGAGAACAATGCGGTATCCCTGTCCGCACTCCAACATCCACTGCCAGAGCCGCCGATCAAACGCGTCCTTGCCCTCATACTGCAAGGCATTAGACAGCCGAGCGATTTCCTCACCGTCACCTGTTGCCGTTTCAGACCGCACATAAGAGCACGGCGTGCCGCTCATATAACCTGTGTAGAAGCCCACACACTCGTTGGCGTGGTTTTCTACAATGCGGTTCGTGATTTCAGCGTGATATTCCTTCGTGCGGAGGAGGACAGGCTGACTGCCCAAGTAGTAGTTGTGCAGAAAGCGAATCTCATTCTTGTTCAGCAGATGAATAGGCTCCGCCTTGCCCATGACCACCTTCAGCACGTTTGTTCGATTGATTTCCGTCTCCGGCGTTTCAATCGGCCTGCGTCCGGTCAGCGGATTATTCAAAAAGCCGCCAACAACCATCTGATACTCAGCCATGTGTTCCTCCTTTCCAGCAAAATAAAAAAGCGCAGCAAGACAAACCTGTTAAGGTCTATCTCACTGCGCCAAAACTGCGCTTCAAAAGCTATTTACTTTTCCGGTGGATGGATGATTTTTACCCATCTTTCCCTTGTGTCTCCTTCAATAACGCCCTTGCATCTGTCGCACTTGAAATGGTATCGTCCGTCTACTTCGCCAAGATAGCGGTTGCAGCGGACGTTCTTATAGATTGGGTTTTGCCTAATACAAGGGCAACAGATTCTAACTAGCATGAGTGCTCCTTTCGTTTGATTTCTGGAAACAGGCTGTTAAGCACAGACCTGTTAGAAGCTACTGGGAAACTGTTCGCACTACCAGTCATGCTAGGCTCTGACTTGTCGGGTGTCAAAAGCCACGATTGCCCCGACTGGAGCAAATCGCTGATGGACACAAAGGATGGATTTGAACCACCGACCTTCGGGCTATAAACCCGACGAGCTACAAGACTGCTCTACTCTGTGTTATGTACCCGGCTTAATTTACCGTTGCTCGATGAAATGAGAAATAGCCTGAAACTCATTTCATCGAGAGCCGGGAATAACGGGGGAGGTTGTCATAAGGAGAATTTTCCCATGCAATCCTTGGAGAATCGTTGTGCTGCGTAACGGAATTGAACCGTCGCTCGCCAGAAGAGGGGGAATATTCTGGCATTCCCAACCAGCAGGGAACGCAACATATAAACCCGGCGAATGGAAAGAGTGAAAAGCATTCGCCGGTAAAGGAGGAATATGCTCGTTGGCACGCAAGCGAGTAAAAATGACAAAACCTCGCCATGTCGGGCTATTCCCTAGAGGAAGCTGCAAAACTTCCTGTGTACATTATAAGCGTTATCAAGTGGTAAAATCAAATAAATAGACCCAGCGAACACAATATATTGTGTTTTTAATCAAAATGGCCTCTTGACAGGCTCGATTTTACTGATTCCGTTGTAAAGTTCATCGGCAAGCTGTGCCAGACTGTCCGGTGCATCATCGTGCGGAACTTTGCCAAGCTGCGTGAACATCGTCACTTGCTCCATGAATGCTTTGTACTCTTTCGACTGGTGTTTCTCGTCAAGGAAGTAGAACCGCTTGATGTCCGGCGCATACTGGATGATTCTGGACAGCTTGCTTTGACCGCTGGGTGCACGCTGGCTGCGGACAGAGCAGTGATAGCCATGCTGCCGGAGCTGGCTGTCCACTACGTCACAGTATTCATCACCGCCGTTGTTGGCTTCGCCACGCACCACATTGATTTTGTGCTGGATGATTTTGCCCACGACTTCCGGTCTGGTCACGGTCTTATCGCCGTTATTGAACACAAGGTCAGGGATAAACACGGCATCACCATACACATAGGCGATAGGGCAAGCGGTGAAGTCCCCGCCGCCCCATGCAATATCCATGACCATGAGCTTGCGATCAGGCTCTCCATCAGGTAGAACACCGTTGAAATACCGAAGTTCATCCGCAGGGAATAGCAGACCTTCACGCTCAACAGGCTGGTTCATGTACAGCGCTTTCCAACTCATTTCATCCATGACTTCACGCTGCTTACGAAGCGTTTCCGTACTGTATCCAACACCATAATCATAATCGAAGTTGGATTCGTCTTTCTCGTTCATTGCGGGCATGACAATGAATCTGTTCCTGTCGGAATCGCCGTAGTTTTGCTCTAATCGTCCAATAACATCATGGACAGACCAGCGTGTAGCAATATGCAGTTCCTTGCATTTGTTGCCGATTTTACGCTGTCTAAGGTCGGTAGTGTACGTTTCCCACAGCTTATCAAGGCGGGGCTTGGAGAGAGCAACCTCAATGCCAGACACAAGGTCATCACAGTAAAGAAGCGTAGATGCACGGTACAGACCAGCGTTGCCAGTGCCGATAGACGTAAATTCCAGAGTTTCAAAACGCTTTCTCTTGCCTAAGTCAATACGGCAGTCCTTCGCATTTGTGTTCGACACAGTAACGTCCGGGAAAACATCATTCCACAGGTATTCTCCGTCTTTGTCGAATATGCGCAAGCACTCGTCATAAACACCACGAACAAAGCTGTTCGAGTGAGAACCTGTAAGCATCGGTTCGTCAGGGGTTCTTCCGGCAAGCCATGTCAGATAGAAAATAGCTAGAGCCGTCTTACCACAGCCGGGGGGCATCGAGATTGCCAGCAAGTCCAATCTGTCATCCGCAAGGTCTTGCAGGGCGTTCGCAACGGTTCTTAACACCTTTCTTCTCGGCTGATAGAACTTCTTCTCCGGCGCACGATTCCATTCAAGGTAGATGCAATAGCTGTCGAACACATCCTTTGCTTCAAACAGGTACGTCCGACTGATAATGTCATAAACCTTCGCCACGTCCTCGCCTGTTTTCATCTTTCCCATCATGGCTGCGCAGACAGAGCGCAGCTCACCAGAGTATTTGTAGGCATCGAACCGCTTGTCTTGCGGCAAAGCGTCTCTCAGGTTCACGACCGCCTGAAACCAGTCCTCATAGACCTGCGCTTCGGTCGAATTCTGCTTTGCATACGCTTTGATGCTGTCGATGATGGCAATGCACTGTTTTGGCTGCATAAAAAATAGGCACCCCCTACCTGAAAATGTAAAGAGTGCCTACAACTGCACAAAAATCAAATATTCGGTTTTATTCTAGGTTGCGAAAAACGTCAACTGAAAATATCACAGAACGCACCTCGCAACCACAACTACAATGAAGAACCCGGTAAGCAATCCAACGACTGCCCCCGCAAGCCAGTCATACGAGTTTCTGTTGTTCCACTTATCCATAGGCTCTTACTCCTTTCACCTGTTCTGTTCAGCAATCCGATACCATGTCTGGCGGGTTACGCCAAGCTGTTTGGCGGCATCCGTGACCGTGAGAATACGCTTCTCAACCTGTTCGTGAAGAATATCAAAGAGGTTGCGGTCATACTCAGTGGGCTTGCGTCCTTTATAAACGCCTTTCTGCTTTGCCACTTCGATGCCCTCTTGCTGACGATCGAGCATATTCTGTCGTTCAAATTCGTTGATGGCCGCAATCATCGTCAGCATCAGTTTACCAGTGGGGGTGCCTGTGTCTAGGTTCTCTTTATCACTGGAAAGGTGTACGCCGTTAGCTTGCAGCGTTTCAACCATTTCAAGCAAGTCCTTCGTGCTGCGGGCAAGGCGGCTGAAATCGTGAATAAACACGGTATCGCCCGACTGAACTGATTTAAGCATCTTCTGTAGCTCTGGTCTATCCATATTCTTGCCAGAGACTTTCTCAATGAACCAACGGTCAATGTTATGCCGCTTCAATGCTTCCACCTGTCGCGCTTCATTCTGTTCAACAGTAGATACACGAACATACGCTACGTTCATTCAGAATCGCCGTCCTTTACTTCTCTTATCTGATAAGCGCCCGTTCTAGTTAGCTCCCCGTTGTCCGGCTCGACAACAAGCCTGTATCCCAGCACTTCTAAAATCTGAACCATCGTAGATAGCTTCATATCATCGGCCAAAACACGAGAAGATACGCTAGAAATTTTTTTATAATCAAGTTTTTTTCTGAGGTATTCGTATGTCCGATGCTGCTCTTTGATAATCCCACGAAGAATTTCGCTGGAATTTACCTTGTTGTTCGTAGCTGCCATTTTTTTGCCCTCTCTTCCTTTGGTATCATTATACGCTTTCTAGCGTAAGCTGTCAAGAGAGCAATTCGGCCCTAGTGTATATATAAATATACTATACTCTGTAAATACAGAGTATAGTAGTATAAGGATGTTAAACTTTTTACATGGAAACGTGTATACGCTTTATTTTCGATTCGTTTTGAATCTGTAAAGTATATTTTCTTCAAATTTCCATATTGACAAGTGCTCAATATCTGGTATATACTATCATCAGCAACAAAGCGAGGTGATGAAGTTGCAGAAAGCAGCAGAGCCATCTAAAAACGAATCTATGCGTATGGTTTCGTTCAGGCTTAGCGAAGAGGATATCGAAAAAATCACATTTTGCGCTAACGCTCTGGATGGAACCAAGAGTGATGTTGTGAGAATGGGTATTGATCTAATCTTCAACGTTGCAGAACGCATAAAAAAATAAGCTATCAGCACCCACCTACCAAAGTTTAGCTGATAGCTTATCCGTTACAAAAAGAAGGTACTGCAACCACCAAGGGGGCAGTCTCCCTTTTCGGAATCTATTATACCAAAAAGGGCTGCTCTCCGCAAGAGTTAGGAGCAAAAAACATGAACTTTCCCACGACAACCGAAGAATTTCTGAAAACCCTCGCACACGGCAAAGAGCCGTCCAGCGAGGACAGGGAATACGCTGAAGCGCTGGGTAAGCTGTCCGAACTGAACTACCGGGCAGGGTACGAAGCGGGAGCTGCCAAAAACAACAGCTAAATTTTGTGCAAATCTACAAACTTTTTGATTTTGTACAGATACCAGTACTACATTAAGCGTTTGCGTAATTGACAAACCACAACATATTGCATATACTGGTTGCACCCACATGAAGGGAGGTGAGCTTATGTACAGTCCTTATCTCGAACGGCACAATCACACGTTCACTGTTGCACTGACCGAACGGCAGTTCCAGTGGCTGAAAGCCTATTGCACCGAACACAAGGTCGCACAGGCAGCAGCCATCCGTGACACATTCTTTGAAGTGCATCCAATCCCGGAGACCAATGAAAACGAAAAATGATACGTCCGCTCAGGTCGGCAAACTTTAGCGAACGTATCATGTAAACCCTGAGAGAAGCATTCTCTCGCCGTTATTATAGCAGAAAATTGCTTCTCTCACAAGTGAAAAGGAGCTTTTTAATGCAACTTTCTTTGTCTGAGAACATCAAAATCTTTAACAACGCCGAGTTTGGCGAAATCCGCGTCATGCTCATTGACGATGACCCTTGGTTTGTTGGCAAGGACATTGCGGTGGCTTTAGGCTACAATAACCCGCAGAAAGCCATCCGTGACCACGTTGATGAACAGGACAGAGGGGTGAACGAAATGGACACCCCCGGTGGTAAGCAGCCTATTATCATTATTAACGAATCAGGTTTGTACAGTCTGATTTTCAGCAGCAAGCTGGAAAGCGCACAGCGGTTCAAGCACTGGGTCACTCACGAGGTATTGCCGTCCATCCGCAAACATGGGATGTATATGACCGACAATCTGTTGGAGACGGCTATTGCCAACCCGGACTTCGTGATCGGTCTGATTCAGAACATGAAGGCCGAAAAGGAAAAGAGCGCAGCGTTACAGATGCAGAACAAGCAACTCTGTGAGAAGAACGAGGAGATGCAGCCTAAAGCAGACTACTTCGACGACCTCGTGGCGTGGAACGTGTCTACCAACTTCCGCTCTACCGCAAAGGAACTGCGCATTCCTGAACGCCTATTCATCAAGATGCTTATTTCTGACGGTTACATCTACCGTGACAAGAGCAAGGGCATCCTGCCGAAAGCTGGTAAGGGTGAAGGTCTGTTTGCGGTAAAGGAATACTGCAACCAGAAGAACAAGCACGGTGGCGTACAGACCAGAGTAACGCCGAAAGGCCGTGAGACGTTCCTCCTACTCTATGCAAGCATCCGTAGAAGCGTATAACAGACAATAAGAAAAGCCAGTGGTTAGAGAACATCTAGCCGCTGGCTTTTTATTTACGGAACTATGAATCGGCAATCAGTGAATTTGTTTCCGTCAAAATCACCGACGAATGTAACGGTCTGGCCGGGAGAAAGCATAGAAATCTTGTCTTTTTCGTTTTCCGGGAATCCAGCCATATAAACGGTATAACCAATGCTGTGAGAAGTGACGAAGTTCACGCTGAGCATAACAGTGTACGGATTATCCAACTTAATCATTGCGTCTGATACACTGTTGACTTGATATGTCACCTTATATTGCTTACCAGCGTATTTATCTTTTGCCTTTACAGCGTTGTCGGCCGCCTGTTTTGCATAGTCATCCAAATCAAGCGTTGGAATATCATCATCTGGGTTATGCGAAGAAGCACTGGATGCCACCCGCTCACTGCTTGCGGGTTCAGAGCTTATAGGCTGTTCAGATTCGGATGCCGCTTTTTGAGATGCCGGAGTGCTGCTTGCTGAGCTTTTGGAAACTTCCTCAATAGAGCTATCATCCAGTTCCGTTGCCGTAGACTTGGCGGAGGAAGATGTAACGCCGGAGCTTGCCAATTCATCATGTGATGGCTCTGGTGTTACAGCCAAACATATAACGAAAACTGCAAATGATACAAAGAAAGCAATTAACATCCGATTGTCTTTCTTATGCGTTGCTTTGTTGTAAAGACACAGCGCTCCAAACACAGGCGTTGCAACCAGAGTAATCATTCCAAATAAAGCATACATTTTATGATCCCACCTCTCATTCAACAGGAGTAAACAAGACTTGCGTTTCAAGCGACAGCTGAATATTGTAACCATCCTCTACAGTTACTCTTTGTTTTTCGCCTGTTTTTGAAAACCTCAGCACAGATTTTACATCATCCGAGTTATCATTATTCACCACAAAAACAGTAGCCATCTTCTCTCCACCCTTGTTTTCTACGGTGTATTCACCAGCAGGAATCAAATAACGTGTATAGGTATATTGTCCATAAGTCTGGCTTGGAATAGTAACCTCTTCACCATATTTTCCAAGTGCTCCATCAACCAGCATAAAAGAATTATCTTCTTTTACAGTTTCAGAAGAAGCAACAACAGACTGTGCGACTGTTTCATTCTGGATTTCCACAGAGGATGTAACAGAAGATGTCGGTTCCTCACTTTTAGGATTAGCCGTAACATTCGTTCTTTCTCGTGGATTCACAAGGTCTTGGATAAAAGATATAACAATCAAGGCTACAAGGATTTTGAACCACAGCCGCTTATAAGCTGGCTTTGGCGGTGTATTCTCTCCACCACACTGCGGACAGGTTTTAGCGGTAGCTGCTATCCTTGCGCCGCAGTGTCTACACTTTACGAGTTTTGCCATTTTACAATGCCCCTTTCTTACAATCAAGTATAGCACAGATTAGACCAGGAAAGGGGCCTTTTTATATTTTTCGGAAAATTTGGAGACTTGCACAATCGGATGGGTTTTGATTTGTGAAGGTGGGGTGGGTATTGGCAATGAAAGCGCCTTTTTTATTTTGGTCGGAGGAGACGGGGCTCACCACCCCCACCCGGGCCTCCGGCCCTATTCCCCACGGGTGACCCCAGCGCACCCGGAACGACGGCACACGACAGGCCGCACCGGGTAGATCAGGACTGTGCAGAACGCTGGATTGCGGGCAGTGTGTCCGATAGAGCACGCCCAAGCGGACACGCAAGCACACTAAAAATAATACGCAAAAAAGCGTAAATACCTATTGACAACTACGCAAGAAAGCGTATAATATAATCAGACGCAAGAAAGCGTAACACCTACCAAATACCGTTACAAAACAGGAGGACAAAACCATGAAAAGAACCTCTAGCATGACCTACCACGAAACAGATGAGAGCAGAGAGCTTGAATTGTACACCACCAACAACGGCGGCTTGTACCGCCAAATGATAACGCCCATTATTAACAACCTGCGCAAAAAGTACCAGCGTGGAACCTATGACGCAGATAAAGCCGTTGACCTCTGGTATAACGTAGCTACTGAGGGAGCAAAGCTGTACAATAAAGAGTTTGGCAGCGACGGCCAGTGGAGCCGCTTATTTAACGTCCAATGCCGCTATACTGTGGCGGTCAACCTTGAGAGCTACTACAAAGAGGAGGTAGAGTATAATGCTTGATGCAACCCAGTGGGCCGCCCTCTGGTACGTTGGCGGCATGATTTCCGGGGCTCTGGTTATGATTGCATTTCTTAATAGCTAAGGAGAACTAAAAAATGACAATTGATATTTATAAGCCGGAGCTTTCCACAGAGTATCGCGGCAACGTGAAAGCCGCAATTAATGCCGGTGCTTATAGTATATGGAACGCAGAACGCATTACAGGCGCTTTTAACTTTGGGCACGGAACGCAAGCCGATTTTGAGCGATACAAAAAGTTAAATTCCGCGTTGCATCTTTATATGGAGGTATGAAAAAATGACGTTGTTTGAAGAAAAAGTGAACGAATACCGCGAAAACAAGCGGCTTTTGGAAGAGCTGGAAGCAATGAACGAAAGCATTAAAGCAGATATTATCTGCATGATGCAGGGCGCACCGGAGATGGCGCAGGGCACCGCAAAAGCCATTTACAAGGATGTGCAGAGCGTCCGGCTAGACAGCAAGCTGCTCAAGACGCTACACCCGGATGTTTACGCCGAGTGCAGCAGCAAGACCACCTACAAGCGTTTTAGTGTGGTATAAGGGGGTGCAAGCTGTGATATTATCCTGTATCCTGTTTTGTTTTTGGTTTTTTAGTGCCTTATTTAAGGCGAGCAAGTAAGGAGGGCTATATTATGACCAACAAGGGATATAATGCAATGACCGGACTGTATACCACCCGATACTATGCACACAAGGCCGCAACCGGCGCGGAGGTTGTTGTCAAGGTTTGCGGCGGTTATACCATCATGGCGGCAGCAGATTATAATGTTTGGTGCAATCAGCGCTGACACGATATTAGATCAAGTCCCGCCTTTCCCCAGCCCAAAAGGGCAAAAAACTTTTTGCAAGTCCTGTTAATAGGGCTTGCAATATGATATACTACAAAAAAAGGGCAAAAGCCCTGGAAAGAGGAAAAAATCATGTTGAAAGACGTTTCTAGCAGTGCAGCCGCCCTGTATGATGGAGGATGGAGAAGCGCAGACGCTGACCAGCTCCGCACAGAATACGACTTGACAGAAGAGGAAACGCAAGAGCTTTGCGCCGCCCTTGCAAATCTTGAAGAAAAAAATAAATAATTACTACCTCGCCCCAAACCGGCGGGGTTTTTCTTTTGCCTTGCACCTGCTGAGGGGTGCAGGGCTTTTCTTTTTGTCTGGCGGCGTATAAAACACACACACAAGCCCTTACAGCGGCCTTTCTGCCGTCCATGCAAAATTATACGTCCAAAACACCAAAACCGTTTATAGAGCTTTACAGCGGCATTTCCGTTAATTTGACCCATTCCAGCGCACACAATACAGCCGCCAAACAAGCCGCCTATACGCCAACTGCGCCACGCTGGAGGGCATACCCTCAAGCGCAGCACCTGCACCGATACCAGATACCGCCGCAACACCGGACACTGTACAGGGCAGGGTCGCCCCCTATTATAATAAGGTATATAAGGGTGCAGCTGTGCGCCCGTGTCGTGGATCCATGCCCGGCGGTGCAACATAGCGCAGACCATGCCAGCCTGGCGGCGGTCTGCTCCTACCGTCTGCGGATTGCTGGCAAGCGCTGACACACTGTCAGCAGTACAGACCCGGTGCACCTTCTGAGGGGTGCAGCGTCTCCACCTGTACAAGGTCAGCCCGGCGGCTTGCGATTTGGCACTGGGTCAGCCTGGCGCCCTCCACCCGGCGGGGCAGTCAAGTAGCAGGGGCGCGGCGGGCGGCGCGGAACCATTGACGGCTACCGCCGCATCCCTTTTCGGGCTTTCGCCCGATAGCCAATAGAGGTCAGCAATAGTCGCAGCGTTCCGGCTGGAATAGTCGTGGAATAGTCGTAAAATCGTCAGACAACCGCCGTTTGAAAGTCCCATATATAGTATAGTAACGAGTTGCCCGCTGATAGTCGCAGAGTAATATTCGTAGCGTTTTCTTGCGAGCTATCGTCAAATAGTCGTGTATTTTTTGTGTGAAATAGTCGTTCGTCTTTTAGAGAAAGAGAGGTGCGATAGTCGCTAAGTCATCAGACCACCCATAAAATCAATATGTGTCAAGACACCTGTCAATTTTATTCTCACCTAGCCATACCAAATTCGTATACCAACAGTACTTATTATAATATACGCTTATATATCCTAGTAACTATCTAGGGATTATTCTGCTGGAATAGTCGTATCATCCGATTTGGTCTGTTCCTGCTTGATTTAATTCCCAGTAATACACTATGGCATCCTGCTTAATTCATAGCATTCTGCTAGGAATAGTCAATGCAACATTTGTACATATCAAACCGACTACAAAATAAAGTCAATTCTCCATGTGAAATAGTCGTGGAGTGTGATGGGTCAGACGCTGCTACTCTTTACAGGCTAGATGCTGTTACCGTTGAAGGTCACCCGGTCGGCGCGGTGCGCCGGACGATAGAGGGTGACGTAACGTAGAGGTCAAATAGACGGTATGCCTTTATTCAGCCAATAGAACCTGACGGTAAATGCCGGTCACGGTCTGGCCTGCTGGCTAACGGTATAGCTTTTGGAGATAGAGGGTTGTAGGGGGAAAGAACCTTTGCAAAGCATTTGGTTATCGTTTTCAGTTGTCGCAGTTGTCGCACCATTTTGGCGCGGGATCTGGCATGGGACTGGATCGGTGATGCCCATGACCGCTTTGCTGTGGGCGACCAGATTCTTGTCCGCGTGACAGAGGTGAACAAGACCTCGCAGGAAGAATTGTCCGTCCATGCCGATGTCAAGAGCGTCACCGAGAACACCAGCCACGAAGCCTTGAAACGCTGCCGTGTGCAGAGCAAATACGCCGGCCGCGTCACCGATGTACATAAAGGCATCGTCTATGTGCGGCTTTCTAACGGGGTCAATGCTGTGGCTCACTCCTGCTATGACCGCCGCACGCCCGGGAAAAAGGATGATGTCAGTTTTGTGGTAACGAAGCTGGACGAGGAGCGCAGCATTGCCGTGGGCATCATCACCCGCATTATCCGTCAGAATCTGTAACCGATGAACCGTGGGCAGCCCCGGCGGTTGCCCATCTTTTACATGAAAGGATTCGTAAAATGGCTGTTTTTCGCGTAGAGCGCATTAAGGACTATACCGTTATGAGCAATCATCATCTTCGCAACAAAAATTTGTCCCTGAAAGCCAAGGGTCTGCTGTCGCAGATGCTTTCCCTGCCGGACGACTGGGATTATACCCTCAAAGGGCTTGCCGCCATCAATAAGGAGAGCGTGGACGCTATCCGCACAGCGATTTGGGAGCTGGAGGATGCCGGGTATGTGGTGCGTACCCGCGTCCGTGATGAGCGCGGCTGTCTGCGTGGCTGCGATTACTATGTCTATGAGTACCCGCAAACTCCCTCATCCGGCTCCGGCGGCAGCGCTGAATCCGTGCCGCCTATGCTGGAACCCCTTGCATCGGATTCTGCTGTACTGGGAAATCCCATGCAATTAAATAAAGAAATACAAAATAAAGAGAAACAAAATACTGATCTAATCTTATCCGAGGGAGCGGCCGTGCGGACAAAAGTCCGCGACAACATCGAACTGGACCTGCTTTGCCGCAACCAGCCGGAGAGCGCCCCAGTGATGCAGGAGATCTACGAGCTGGTCGTGGAGACAATCCAGCTCCGCAGCCCTGTACTGCGGCTGGGCAACAACCTGTTCCCGATGGCCTTGGTGCGGGAACGACTGTTGCAGCTGACAAGCGAGCATATCCGTTTTGTCCTTGACGGCCTGTGCAATCTGCACACGGACGTTAAAAATCTCAAGAAATATCTTCTGACGATGCTGTTCAATGCGCCTGTCACACTGAACGGCAGGACGATGCTGGATGTACGCAAATCTGTCGGTGGCGGATCCCGTCCGATGCTGGCGTAACGCCGCGAAGATATGAACAAATTGTAAAATTTGAAAAAGTGGCCGAAATTTTTTAATTTTTTCGTTTGAGATGACAGTAATAAGGGCAAATAGGTTTTTTCGGCCTATTTTCAACAAATTGGAGGTGAAATTCTATGAAACAAGCTCGTATCCATTGTCCCTACTGCGGCTCTCTTGCCATGCTGCGCCCGGCAAGCGCGATTCATGGTCTGTCCGACATTTCCGCAGGAACGTACCTGTACGTCTGCCGCCGCTGGCCTGCCTGTGATGCCTATGTCACAGCAGACCGCCGCACGAAGCAGCCGCTCGGCACCCTTGCCAACGGAGATTTGCGGCATAAACGCATCCTTGCTCACCATGCCTTGCACAGCGTACAGACGCAGCTTGGCATGAGCCGCGACCAGAGCTACCGTTGGCTGCAAACGCAGATGGGGCTGCCCGGAGATCAGGTACATATTGCCAAGTGCGGCGACTACCGCTGTGAGCAAATCATCCGCATCTGCGAGAATGCGACTGCGAGGTGACGGTTATGAAATGCGTGAAAAGGCTCACAGCTGACCAACAGCGTTTGGCAGAAGAAAATCTGACCATCGTAGAGCGCGTCCTGCGGTTCGACATCAATGCCAATCCCTGCGTTGCTGGTCTTGGCTATGAGGACTTGTATCAAGAGGGCTGTGTCTGGCTCTGCAATGCAGCACTGACCTTCGACCCAGCGCGCGGTAGCTTTGCATCCTATGCCCGGCAGGTCGTACAGAATGGTCTTGTCAGTTACTGCCGCAACCTTACGGGAAAACAATCCCGCATGATTTCTCTGGCAGAGATGGAGCCAACTGCACTTGCCGCATTAGAAGTACAACATAGCGCTCCCTTCGATATTGAGTGCGAGACTCCCCTGCTGCTTGCCGCCGCAGAATCTCAATACAGCGGCGTGACCCGCAAGGGCGTCCATGCGCTGGCGTTGCAAGTCTCCGGCATACCGCTTACCGCAGTTGCTACTCGCATGAGCGCCCCGCCCAACCACGTTTCGGCGTGGATCAGCCGTGCTGTCCACAAATTGCGAAACGATGAATCTTTTCTCTCATCTCTACACGAAAATTAAAATTTGGAGGTCCCCTTATGAAAATGCTTTACACTGCCAATGGCCGTTATATCCGCTGCTGCACCGAAGAAGGCACCCGCCCGGTCATCATCGTCTGCGAAAAAGAGTACGAGGTCGATGTGCAAGAGTTTATGCTCTGGTCCATCCTCAACTGGCGCATCCTGCGGGAAGAGGAAATCAGTAGCTTCTACGAGAAGATGGCGAGCAGTTCCAATGTCACCATCCACCGCAGCTGGCAGGACTGTGTGCAGCGCCTGCTAGTTCGCGGGCTCCTTGTGGTTGGCACCGGGGATACCGAGTATGATGCGCTATATGATTTGCTCTCCTGCCGCTTTATCATCCCCATCGGTGCGGCATGGCCGCTGCGGGTGCTGTCGTTCCTCAAACTGACGTTTTTGGAGGGCATCTCTTGGAAAATCACCCGCCGCCTGTTCCACGTTGATGCCCGTAGCGCCTGCGAGAAAAAAGTCATCCGCCTTGCCCGGCAGACACCGCTCTCGTGCGCGGAAATTATCAAGTGCATCGAAATGGACATCCGTCGCCTGAAGGACGGCTACGATGTGCTGGACAAGCTGTACGATGACAACGACTTGAACTGCGACAACTTCGCCCAGGCTGTTCGGGAGTACCGTTGCAGCCACGAAGTCATCACAGCAGTAGCAAACCTTTATCTTCGACAACAGATTATGATTGATACATATTAAATCGTCTCTGGGTTGACAACTACAAGATATAGTATTATAATTGCTTTGTAAATGATTTTTATGCTATATAAGCATACGCTGTTGTTTTTGTAATCGGTGCCGGTAGTAGATGGCATTGCGCTGAATTGGGCGCGGTGTCTCCCCTGCCGGCACTTTTTTATATAGATATTTCCTGCCATTGGCAGAAAGGAGTGAACCAAGAATCAATCCGCATCCCGCATGGCCGCCGAACAGTGGCCGTACCTTGGGCTGCATCAAGTGTTCAGAACGGACACCTGATGCAGCCCCTTTTTGTTTTTGTGAAAGGACGGTAATCGACAATGAAATCTGACAATGCCATTCGGAACGGCACAAGCATCTTCGTAGGCATTATTGTATCCATCGCCGCGTTCGCGCGCGGCGCGCTGCTGCTGCCGCTTCTGCTTGTCGCCTGCTCCGTCTGGGGGCTGTATGTGCTGCACCATCTGCGAGGCAGTCTCCCGGCAGTCCCCAAGAAGAAAGCAAAGGCTCCCCGCCGCGCTAAATTTGTGGTGCCGGACATTGAGGATGAACCTCTCAGCGACATTCTGCTGCTCCATGTGAACCAGCGCATCACCGCTGCACTTCGCACAGCAGGCAGCAACATCACATGGGAATGGGCTACGAAAGACCCGCTTACCATCGTCAAAGAGGGTGGGCGCTGCTTAATCCGTGTTCACGGATTGGACGGTTTCGAGAGCGCCGAGGTCGTGCTGGACAAGCAGGCGCATCTGCGGTGTGAACTCATCAACACCGTACCATTGCGCCCGAATCCCACGGCAGACGCACCCGAAACACCGCGCATCCCTGCCGAGACACCTCCGCTGCCCGATCCTCGTGTCTGGTATGAGACCGAGGGACGCGCAACACTGGAAAACATCGTGGCCGACCTCAGTTCCCGCGGGCATCACTCGATGACCGTGCAGGAGGACGGTCACATCCAGCTTGTGGACGGCAGCACATCGGTACTCCCGGCGCTGCACGGCTTCCCACCCATTGGGTGCTGGGAAAAGCTGAAACAGGTCTTTGCAGGAGATGGGCTGGCCGCCGAGGAAACTTCCGGCAAGCTGGTTCTCTCGTGGTAAAGGGAGGTTTCGCGTATGAAATCCGGTGTAACTTTACAGCAGATGCTGACCGAAGTGAAGCGGCAGAGCGA